TGTACGCTGGTTTTTGCTTGGCTGAGGATTCGCCAAGCCTCCCCCTCCCACCTTTCCAACCCCCTGAGTGGTTTCTTTATCCGCTTGAACCTGTTCCGACTTTGCTTTTGAACATTTCAGGCACTGCTCTTCGTCACCCACCTCCCCCCGTTTGTACTATGATGTATCACAACGGTTCTCATATGTTTTGTGATCATCTGCGTCCTTCTGACTTTCCTAATGTACCATTTGAAAGCGTTTTGAATGTTCGCCGTGGTCCGCGTAAAGAAGGTGATAGTTTTTTCCGAGAATTGTTTTGTAACTCTCTAACTCTTACCTTTTTGTGGATCATGGTGATATATTCATTTTATCGTATCATTCATTTGCTTCAATGGAAACGTCATAATTTTTTGTGGTGGACTCGCTTTATAATTTTTGGCACATTTATGTGCCAATTTCTCATATTGTCAGTCTACTCTAGTTTCTTGTTCGTTGAGCATTGTTTATCTCATGGACATCAGACTATTACTTTCTTTGTTTGTGATTTTGATTTCACGCCTCTTGTCTACGTCGCAATTTTATTTCTTGTTCTTAGAGGTCATGGCCCACGGTGTTTGACATTCTTTCTTCGTGATTTTTGGAAGATGATTTACATACCCCTTTTTGTTCTCATCAGAAGTCTCTGGTTGATTTCCACCGCTTATTTTATTCAGGTTGTGGCAATCAACGAGGACATTTCTGTTGAGAAGCAAGGTCGTGAGGATCACAGTAACATTTATTTTCATCAAGTATGTTACCATAATGGCCCTGGCGGTCAAATTTTTCATTAAGATACGTTCCAAGGGTGGTTCTGTGCTTTTTACAGGTCCACATTGTGACACTCTCAAGGATGCTTTGCGTTCAGCCGATAATATAGATTTTGTTTATGAACAAGCCGGATGTGATTTTATCCAGCTCGCTCATATATTTGATGGCAACTTTTTACGACATTTAACTTTTGTTAAAAATATCGTCGTCGTTACTTGCTCATTCTATAATCTATATAAACTTAATGCTCCCCTCTCTAGCTATGTTCTTTTGTTGGCTCGGGAATTAGAAAATTTTGTTCAATTTGCGAAATTTATTTTGCCAATAATTTCTGAATTGGCTCCAAATACTGAACGAGATTCTTTCGATATTTTTGATGGTGATGCATTGTGTGGTCCTGAATCATTTTTTGCCACACCGGCTCCGCAACCGGCAATGCTTCCCATCGAACCACAGGCTTACGACTTGGATTCAATTAATTCTCGGGTTTTCTCTAGTTTTGCGATTATATGTGCTTTTGTGTATTCGCTTGCTACTTTACCCAATTTGGATCCCCATTCTTTGTTTTCGCGATTTCATTTTGTGCGTTCCCAATTAACCGATGGCCCGCTTACCTCATCTTTTGAGATAGGTAGGACTGTTATACGTGCAATTCGAATCGTTATGATGGAGGTCTGGAATTGTTGTAACACTGGATCTTTCACTTCGCTTTTCTTTTCACAAACTGAT